GCGTGATGTTGTAAGTGCCGGGTGAAATAGCCACCGCTTACCACCTAATCCGTTGGCTCCACTGTAGCTCCGCTGTACTGCTTAGGCTGCTTCGAGTGCTGCAACCTTGGCTTCCAGCTCTTCGATCCGTGCCATCGCCTCTTGAAGGGCTTTGACGGATTTCATGTAGAGGATGGATGCCTTAAAGCTCAAAACGTCATCGCCCTCGGCTATGAGATTGCCAGATTCGGCTACTTCAAGCGCCGTTGCAGGACGATGAGTGACCAGATTGGGGCAAACCTGTTCCAGCTCCTGCGCGATGACACCGAGCTGCAGTTGGCCATCGGGATTGTTTTTGTAGCGGTATTTTTTGAGTTGGATGTTTTTGATGTCATCCCATTGTGATGGCGCGTCTACGATGTCTTGCTTAAGGCGTTCATCAGAAGAAATTGGTCCGTAGCTATTTGAAGCGCTCTCAAAATTGCCGTTAGTTCTGATAAGAAAAGCATCCGAACCGCCGCTCATGTCTGCAGCAGAGCTGTAAAGACCATGAACGAGAATGTAAGTGGCGCTCGATCCAGACGTGCTTCTTACTGTCAGCGTGTCTCCATTGCTTGCGTTAATAAACGATGAACCTTGGCCGCCGTACTGAACACGCAAGCCGCCTTGAACGCCGATCTGCATTCGATCGTTGGCGTGGTCATAGTCGATATAGCCTCGGTATTCAGCATTGCCAGACGTTCCATCAGCAAAGGCAATGCCGCCAGTGCCCGACGTACCAGTGGCAATCGTTAGACCTGCATTGCCAGAGGATTGGTAGATGACAACGTTGTCATAGTCGGCGTTGTAATCGCCAGGAGTATCCGTGCCAAAACCAACGCGCTTGCTGGTGTCCATCACCATGTAATCGCCGGTTAAATCACCAACGATCTGCCATGCATTGTTTGCACCATTGCGGCGCTTCAACAAATTATTACTGGTGTCAGCCCACATCATGTAGGCGTAGGTAGTAGACGGAGCGCTACTGCCGCTGTTAGTCGTGACGATTGCCGACAGATTATTGTTCAGGTCCGAGCGGAACGAGCTGCCGGACTGGTTGTCGATGACGTAATCGTGCTGAGCCATCAGGTGATCCTCTTGCCGTAGCCGACTGCTTGGTAGGAAAAAGAGCGCGGCACGCCGCTGCCGTTCTGGCTATAGCTTATCTCGAACGAGTCCTTAGTCACTTGCGAGACCGACTGAGCTTCGTCCCCCTCAAGCTCATACGTTGTAATACTCAAGATCGGCGCTTGGTAGAAGCTGTTGTCAAAATTGAACGAGGTGGCTGACGTACCAGTCTCCAGTGGTCCTCCCTGCTCAATTCGTTGCTGCAGCTGGACGTAAACACCGAGTTGGTCAATTTCAATGTTCTGAGAGGCGATCTCGGTTGATGCCACCAGCTTGAACTCAAACCCCCAGCCGCGCAGCAAACCATTGCTGAACTCGCGCCAATCGCTCCAGGTGGGGGATCCTGTTGGATCGGTCTGCGTGGAGCGGACGTACATCAGCGCATTGACCTCTTCAATTGTGCTGCCGTCGATGTCGGTCCAGTCATCAATCAAGCTGGTCTGATCGTCCCAGAGGGAATTAGGTAAAAAGCCTGCGGAGACGATGTGACGGCGCAGATTCACGTCAAATACGCCGCCCATGTTCAGCGCATTGGCAAACTCATACTCACCCGTAAGTAGCGACGTGTCAGACAGCTTTAAGCCGTCGATAACGGCGTCATATTCCATATTCGTTTTCGCCCCAGAAAACGCTGCCGATTGGATCGTGTCAATGTTGCCAAGGCTGTCCCAAGTGCCAAAATCATCGACCAGCAGAGGCTGTGTATTGTCTTCGCGGAAGTCCTCAATTAGCAGTCGATCTTGTGGTTCCGGCAGATCAACCACAACAGAGGCAGCCGTTTCAGAACGGTTACCCGTGTCGTCTTCAAACTTGATTAGGTAAGTGCCCTCAAGCAATGGCACTTGTTTTTGGGTTTGGCTGCCAGCAGCAGCTGCAATAACGGTTTGAGACCCGCCCCAGGTCGCACCGCTAGTAGCGGAGCTATGGCGAATCAACACTTTGCCGCCCAGAATCACGTCTAATTCAGTGGCACGGTTCCAGCTCAGCAACCCGCTGGTGCCATCGACGTTGGGAATTAAATTCAATCCTGTTGGGCTTTCTGGCGGGGCGCTCTTGCCTTGCGTTTCGAACGACAGTTCAGCAGCCGCAGCAGACTTCAGAAGTGATGCATTCAGGCTATAAACCCTGACCTCATACGTTCCAATGCTTGTGTCAAACAACTCAAGCTCATTTGTGCTGACAAAGCTGGTTTTCCAGTTATCGCTGCTAAATCGCCACTGGACTTGATATTGCGATACGCCTGCAACAGGCGACCAAGAGAAAAGGATTTTTGCTTTCGCAATGCCGCCAGCGTCATACAGATATTCGGTACCCCTCAGACTTGAGGGCGTTTCAGCCAAGACATTGAGGTCACTGATGTCGCGGACACTCAGTTCAAGATCGCGCTCGATGTAGCCGTACTTGCTGGGATCATATGCCAGGGCAGTAATCGTGTAGCTGGCTTGATCCTGCTCTGCAATACCAAGAACGCGCCAAGTTGTTGTTTGGATGTTGGTTGTGCCATACAGCCAAATGCTGTTGGCGTTTGGTGCGCTGCTAAATGCAGAGCTGACGGTAATCTCATTACCGCTGATGCCGCTGACTGCACGTTGCTCGACCGTTCCATCACTCAAAATCACGTTCAGCTGCGGGCTGTTAGCAGTGGTCAAGCCCGTTGCATCATCAACCGTGACTGTGGTGGTCGTAGCTGAAACGATCCTGCCGCCCCGGCGTTCACCAGCTTTAACTGGATCGGCAATCTTAATTAGTTGACCAGGCCGCACCATCACACCAGCGTCAATGCTGGTGGTAAAAGTCACGGTTGATGATTCGTATTTTTCTGAGTACAGCAACCACTCGCCAACGCGCCTTGCTTGTGCCTGTGAAGTACACGCAAAAGCTGAAACTTCTTTTTTGACTATGCCAAATTTTTGAATCTCAGTTTCACTGTCTTCAACAAACTCATACGCAATGTCTCTGGTGTTGAGGTCTAGGTAGCTGACGCCAACGACGGTGGGACGAGTTTTTTGGCTGCTGCTTTCGTACCTGAAGCCTGCAGGACCGACGTTTGCCAGCGTGAACAAGTACGCCCAATCATCAGGAGCATCCTGTGAAATGGCTAGCGTCCCTGCGCTCCAGTAAGGCATTGCCCGGAAAACCGAGCACATGTCATTGATTAACTTATACGCTTCCTCTTGGGTCTGGATGTTGACGTTGCAGCTAAACCGGGGTTCACCGTTTACAAGCTCCGAACAGTATTGACTTGCCGCGTAAAAGGAAAACTTGTCAAGTTGACTTTCTGTGATGTGGTCGCCAAAACCGTAACGGCTGTTCGTAAGTAGATCCCACAGGATCCAAGCTGGATCAGAACACCATTGCGCTGCTTGGAATGTTCCACCCCATACGCCGCTGTAAATTAAGCGGCCATTGGTTTGGTCAACAGTGGCAGTATTTGGAATTGCAATTTTAATGCCACGAATCAAGTACGCCCGCTCAGGTACATTGTTGAATTGCGAGGCATCAAGCCTCAAACCGACCAATGCCGTATGCGGATATTTGAGCTTTGCTTTTATTATCTCGGTGTAAGAACTCCAGGTAAATGCATCGACGCGGCGAGGATCAGTGCTGTCTTTGGTTTCCCGTTCAACCTTGATTTGAACCGGAAAACTTTCAAGTGGACCTGGTGCAAGCGTGATCTCATAATCGCGCTGATACAAGTCACCAGTGCGACCGCTGATCTCATTGTTTACGACTTCTTCGTAATTTCCACCTGTGTACTGGACGGAAATTTTTAATTTGATTGTAGATCCCAATACGTCACCCTGGTCGTTGACATATTGAAGTTGCGGAATGTCAATAGTTACTCGAACAGCATCGACATTGGAGTCCGTAATTGAACGAACGACCGGGAAATCTTTTTTGACCTCGATGCCAACTATTTTTGGATCTCCAGCATCTGTAGAACCGGCAAGCTCAATTGCGCCTTCGTCGTTATCGCCAGTCTGATCTGTCCCTACGCGGGTTGCGATAGTGACGTTTTGAAAGTTATAACTGTCATCTGCATTTTGCAGTTGCACATTGTCGAAATAAATAGACTTGTGGCCGTCCTTTAGCCCGTAAATCTCTCCTTCACTAATTACGTCAATCAGGGTAAGGAACTGGTTGGAGCTTAAATTGTCAGCAGCGACAGTTGGTTGCCTAGGCTCACTGCCGCCACCGCCTGCACCGGCAATTCGTTTTTGCTTTTCTCTTGCCATCAGGTGTTCACCGTATCAAGGCCAGCAGAGACGACAACCGATCCAACAACGGTTTCGCCGTAAACCACAGGTATTGGAATACCTTGGCGGCTGGTGTTTTGTATCCCAGAAAAGCTATAGCTTTTGCGTGGATCAGGCTGCTGGTCCAGTGAGACTGTTGGCACTGGTGTCAAAAGACCTGCAACGCCGGTAAGAACAAGGGATGCGCCGACAAGACTAAGAGCTGTACCAAAAGCAGCGGCATTCAGAACTGCAACAGATGAAACGCCAACGGCAGCTTGACCAGCGCCAAACAAACCTGTTGTTCCAAACGCACCGGCACCAGGAAACAAAAACGACGCCGCAATCAAGCCGACACCAAGCAAAATCTGCGAAGTGCTACCACCCGCACCAGCAAGCACTGGCACAATCTT